TCTGGTTCTACCCAAATTAGCGCAGTAACCAAGTTACCTATTTTTGTATATTTACCCGCCCTGTCATAATATGATACTTGCACTGTACTACCAAATGTCATTGTTGGAGTAAATGTACCTTCCTCATAATCATCTAAAGTATTAACATCAGAAGATGCTACTTGCGTAGCTGGAAAAGTAAGACCGTTTGCTGTTTGAAGGCTTGCTCCACCTGATACGGCAGTTGCAGTACCCGCCAAAACTTTACCTGTACTATAGTAAATATCAGAGCCTGTTGTAGTCCATTGACTAGCTGTAGGCGCAGAACCATTCACTGTAAATGTACCAACCACATTTAAACCAGAGGATGTTATGGCTGCCTTAGTAACACCGCCGCTTTGTATGTTTAAATCACCACTATTGTCGGCTGTAGTGATGACACCACCAACTCCCGTAGTCAGAGCGTTTATCGATGAAGCCATTATGTATTCCTCGCTTTACAATTATCAAAATGCCATCTTGGCATTGCTGTTATTCCACCACTTTTACTGCAATGTGGACACGTTACAATTTTATGTTTCCTACCCGTATTGGCTTTTATTAGTGCATCTTTCCCAGTTTGGGACATTACATATGGTGGTCTATTTGCAATAATTTTTGCAATATGCTCAGGACTATTTTTCATTCCTAATCTAGGGCTGGGCTTTCCTATTTTAACTAAACTTTGTTTTTGTTTAGTTTCATCAGAAGTTTCTATCCCTTTATTCCAAGTAGACCTTCCTTTATTTGCTAAACTTATTTTTATTTTAGTGCTTTTGGAACAAGCTATATTTTTATTCCAAGCAGTCTTTCCTTTATTAAAAGTAGTACCAGTTGCACTAGGCGGCATGCCGCCACCTTTAACTACATTCCAGCCAATATTATCTTCTGCTCTTAATTTTAATTCAATCATTAAACAGTATGTTTTATCTGCAATTAAAACAACATCTTTAACTAAATTATCCCACCCATATTTATTAATAGCATTTTTTAGATGTGTGTTGGACGGCCTATTTTTATGGCTTTCAAATCTATCTTTAATACTATTTGATATACCAACATAGCCTTGCGTAAACATATCTGTATGCTCCGCAGTGTGTATCCAGTATACCGACGTCGCCATCACAAAATCAACCAACGGCTGCCTGAAGGCACAGTAACTGCTACTCCCCCTGCTATCGTTACTGCGCCTACAGAACTAGCTGAGTAACCTGATGGGATTGTGTAGCTTGTGTTTACCGTCATATTATTAATAAACAATCCATTCACTGCCAATGGCGCTGTAACGCTTAACTCACCAGTTGATGGTTTGTATAGGTATTTAGCATCTGATGTATAGACAGTTGTCGGTGTGCCTGTCGTAGCTGCCGCAAACATCGGATAAAGCTGAGTGGCTGTTGATGTGTCGTTACTTAATGCCGCACCTGCTGATAGTGTTTGCCATGTAGCTGCTGTTCCGCTTGTTGCTACCAATGCTTGACCGGTTGTAGGTGCTGCTGAACTTGAGACGTTAACTACTGTTGTTGCTGAGTTAAGCGCATTAGTCTTAGCGGCTGTTCCAGTTGTGTCCTGATTCCAAGTAGGCACTGTGCCTGCTAGGTTTGCGTAGGTGTAGCCAGTACAGTTTGTCAATGTACCGCTTGTAGGAGTGCCTAATAACGGGGTAATTAATGTTGGTGTGTTGTCTACTACAAACGTACTTCCTGTACCTGTTTGGCTTGCTATGCTTGTTGCATTGCCTACGGATGTAATTGGGCCGGTTAAATTAGCGTTTGTTGTAACTGTTCCAGCTGTTGTAGCTGTGGCTGCATTTCCGCCAATTGAAAGTGCTGATGCTGTTCCTGTGATGTTAGTACCAACAAAAGAAGCTGGTGTACCAAATCCAATAGCATTGCCTGATGCATCTAACCACAAGCCTTGTTCTGCTGGGTAAGTAACAAATACATCCTGTGTACCAGCATTAAAGTCTGTAAGTGAGCCAGAATTTGATGAAGCTAATACTGTAGTTCTAGCAAGAGTAGGGCCTGTAGTTGAGTATGTTCCAATACCGACTTCCCAGTTTGGTCCGCCTTGGTCTGAAATTGTGTAGTAACAAGTATTGCCATTACCTATAACAGCAAACGATTGAAAACCAGTTGAAGCTCCAAGCAGCGTTACCGAGCCAATGCCTGGAGACGTAGCCGTTTCTTTGACCCTATCTTTAAGAACTAACGCCATGTTATACCCCTAATTAAGCAGCGGTTGCAGCGTATGTAACTGATAAAGTATCGCCTGAAGTTACAATCTTATTGCCGGCAGTGAAATCGCCCGCGCTGAACAATGTGCCTGTTGTGTCATCTTTGGTAGCTGAACCACCAATGTTGATGAAACAGCCTGCTACAGTACCTGAGCCAGTCATTGAAAACACAACCGCTGATGATGTAGTTTTAACACCGCCTGAGGCTGCACCAAATACTGGAGTCTTACGATTACTTGAATAGGTAGGAGCATTAGCACCACCAACCTCTAACCAAGTAGCGTGAGAAGCTTGTGTGTCAGCTACATCTGCTGTACCTGTGCCTTTTAAACCCATTACAACCGCACCGGCAGCCGCATTACCAAGGATAGTATCCATTGTTAAGTTTTTGCCTACGGTAGTGACTAGGTTATGGATGTCGTCTTTCCATTTCAAAGCGCCGCTAGCATCGTGACACTCAACGGTGTAGTAACCAGAAATGCTTGTTGCTTCTGCATGGCTAGCGCCTCGGTCTATTGAAGCTTCGCATATATCTGCCATCTGTACTTTTTCTTTAAACATGATTTCGTCCTTTATGAAATTCTAATTATTGCCGTTGTTGCCGTTGCTGTTGGGAAAGTAACTACAAATGTGGTGGTAGTTGTTTTATCTGACCCAAAGTCTAACACTGCTACGGCAGCGTTTGTTGTGCTATTGTATATCAATGCTCCGCGAGTAGTAAATGCAGCAGGGTCCCAAGTAACATTAGCAAACGATATGTATGCTGTATCACTGCCACTTGTAGGAACAGTTGGTGCTAATACTTTACCACCTGCTGTGTATCCCGTTCCTGTAATCTCACCATCAGTTGTATAAACTAATGTATCTGCGTTCAATGTAGCATTAGCGGTATATAGCGCTATTTTGTACACATAAGCAGTGCCTGTATTAAAGTTCTCTACACCTTTTAATAGGTTGACTTTAAATACAGTGCATTGCGTTTGAATTATAGCCATTATGGGTTAACCTTTATTTTAGCTTGGCCATCTCTGTAACTATCGCCGCGTTCTAGGCCTGTACCCAATCTGTTCAATTGTTGCAATGCGTCTTGGTACATTTTTTCGTAGTATGTAACCATGTCCTGCTCACCTTTCATAAAGATGACTGCTTCACGCATAGCGCCGTAGAATAATACTGGGTCATAATTATCGCCAAGCCAGCTTGTGCCACCGGCATTTGCAACGGTAACTACTGAGACTGAGAACCCTGTACCTGTTCCACCAATGTCTGTATTTGTTGCACTTAAAACATCGCCAACTGAATATAAAGACCCGCCATTGGTAATGTTTACTGAAGTCACAACTCCACCTGCTACTACTATTGTAGCTGCAGCGCCATTTCCTGTTCCGCCTGTTACAGATACATTCGTGTAAACGCCGTTGTTATAACCTGAGCCAGCCGTTACAGTTCCAATTGAACTAATAACGCCTTGAACAATAGATACAGGGTAATAGAAATAATGTAATTCGGCTTGGTAGTTTGAATTTGGCGTTGGGCCTAGTATAAATGTTAGCTCGTTTAAGTTGCCACTATTAGGGCCAAACAAAGCATAATACCTAGGTAATCCAGTATCTGTTGGTGTTGGGTATGCCTCACGAATAAAGTTAACATCTTTATTTAGAAGGTATGTATATGAACCATCAGTATTTATAACAGCTATAGAATATGTAGCTAACCAGTCATCAGGGCAAGATAAATACTTATTGTTTGTGGTCAATGTACCTATTACATTTTTGCGCAAAGAAGGCAGCTGCACTGAATTGTATATGCGTGACTCAGCTTCCTTAATGAACAAAGGTATGTTTGAAACAAACAGTGATTCAGTATTCTCACTGTAATTCTGAATTGCCTGATTTAGCTCTACATAATTCATTACGCCATTGGACCTCTAGCCATAGTGCCTTTAGTAGCACATCCGTTACCGCGAGTTACAACGCCAGATGTCTTTACTTTTTCTACTTTACT